CAAGCAGCACAACAAGCTGAAATGGAGTTTAAAGCTGCTCAGTCTGCTGCACTTAACGGTCAGGCACAAGAGTCTGCCGCTAGATCGCAGAAGATGGAAGTAGAAGCACAGGCTATACCACAGGAGCTAGAGATTGATCGGATAAGAGCGTCAACTGCGGGACTACAGGTAGGTAATGCAGACGATAAAGAGTTTGAGAAGCGTCTTAAAATCTCAGGGCAGCTTCTAAAGGAACGTGAAGTAGCAGTTAAGGAAGGTAACATCAAAGAACAAGCAATGCCAATGCCTACACCACTACCGCAACAACAGCAAGTTGAACAACAGGCACTACAGCCTGCTCAACCACCACAAGGATTGCCTTTACAATGATAAGTTCAAGAGAGTTAGAGAGTGTAGTAGCACAGATTAATACTAAGTTTGAAGAACTATTTAAAAAACTAGCTACACTGGAAGAGGATGTTAAGAATGCCAACAAAAACACCGTCAAAGGGAAAAGCAAAGGTTAAGATAACTGCTGACGGTAAGAAAGTTAGCTATGGGCAGGCAGGTAAGGCCAAAGGTGGGGGTTCTCGCGTACAAGCGGGGACTTCTAAAGGCGATTCCTATTGTGCTAGAAGCCTAGGTATCAAAAAAGGATTG